GGGGGCACTATGCGCCTTACAGAAAAGAGCGCTAAAAAGCTCGGTGCGAGTATGGATAACGCTGCAGCAGGCTCCCGTCGTGCACAAAAAGCCATAAAAGGTACTGCACAAACTGCGAGTGCTGGGAGTAAAAATTTCAGTAAACAAGCAGGGATTATTCAAGGTGGTCTAGTACCCGCTTATGCTACTCTAGCAGCTCAAGTTTTCGCGGTATCCGCGGCCTTCCTGTTCTTGAAAGATGCTGGTAGTTTAGAACAACTAAAGGCAGGACAACAAGCTTATTTCTCTGCTACGGGACAATCTACTAAGCAGCTTACTCAAAATATTATTGAGGCTACAAACGCTCAAATCTCTTTTACTGACGCGGCTCAAGCAGCTTCTATAGGGTTAGCTTCAGGCCTTAATGCTGAGCAAGTTACTAAATTAGGTAAAGCAGCAGCAGACGTATCTCAGATACTTGGCAGAGACCTTACGGATTCTTTCAATCGATTAGTTAGAGGTGTAACCAAAGCAGAGCCTGAACTTCTTGATGAATTAGGTATTGTTCTTAGGTTAAAAACAGCCACAGAAGAGTACAAAAGATCTTTAAACATTCAAGGGGAACTAACCCAGTTTCAAAGAAGCCAAGCTGTAACAGCAGAAGTTTTAAGTCAAGTAGAAAATAAGTACTCAAGAGTTTTAGATGTTGTAGGAAACTCTCCTAATCAGTTTGCTCAGTTAGCTAAATCTTTCGATGATATAGTACTAAAAATAAAAGAATTTGCCGTAGTTATAGCCGGCCCTATAGTAGAACTTTTAAAAGAATTCCCAAGTTTAATAGCTCTAGCCTTTGCCCCCTTTGCCGGAACTTTAATACAGACCTTACTACCAAATTTAAGTAAGTTCGGAGATGTTTTAAACGGGTTATCTAAGTCTGCAGAAAATCTTGGAGCAACCGCCGCTCAAAAGTTAGGAGACCTAGAACAAAAATCTCTTATGTCTATGGACTCTAAGGAAAGACTTAAACAAATAAGACATACTGCTTCCGAACAAATAAAGACAATAGAAAAAACAACAGTAATTAATAAAAGATCTCTGTTAAATAGACTGAGAGACCAAAAGAATGTGGAGACTAAGCAACTTCAATCTATAAAACGACAAGCCGTTAAACAATTAGGCGTTTATAAAACTATGAATGCTCAGATCCGAGCTGACCTCATAAAAACCATAGACCAAATGATTCTTATTAATAAAGCTGGTACAGATAAAATGGCAGCTGATTTTGGTATTCTAGGCGCAAAAGCAAAAATAACTTTCTTTGGGATTGCAGGGGCTGGTACAGGAATGTTCGCTACTCTAGCAACTGGAGCCGCAGCTCTTGGAGGTTTTATTGCGACAGCTTTAAGTGTTTTATCTTGGGTGGCTTTAATAGCAGTATTGGGTGGGCTAGTATATTCTTTCTTCAAAACAAAAGAGGCAACTGAAGAAGCTATTTCTGTTACGGATAGATTATCCGAAAAAGTTAAATCTGCTTCAGCAGAGATTACTCAGTTTGCAAAAGTTCAGAATATTCTATACGAAGAAACTCAACAGACCTCTAGAGTTCTTATGAACTTCGCCAATGTTTTAAACAATATCCCAGAATCTGAGCTTTTTGGGGCTATTCAGGACGAAGGAAAACTAACTAAAAAGACTATTCTTGATATAGCAAACGCCCAGAGAACTTTAACCGCCAATCTAGAAGAACAAGAGGAAAAAGCTTTACCTTTGTTTGAGCGGATAAATGAACTTCTCGAAATTCAAAAAAAGGCTACTCTAACTAAAGGATTTTCTTTTACAGCGAGTCTAAGTCAAGAACTTGAAAAGGCCCAGGAAGAATTTACAAGAGTAACAAGTCTTTCACAGAATCTTTTTCAAGTTCTTGCAGAAGGAGAGGGGCCTTTAAAAGCTTTTGGGACTAGAATACTGCAGGAAAAGAAAGAACTAGAAGATTTATCTTTTACTGCTTTAGCAGGTACTCCGGCAGTTATAAACTTTTTAGAAGCTATAAAAGATTTCGATGGTACTCAAGCATCTATTGATAATTTATTATCGGCTCGTAAAGCTTTTAGAGGTTTAGGCGCTGCTATACAAGACGCCGAAAGACAGAGAAGTGCTAATGAAAAAAGCACTGCAGATTACTTCAATAGTTTTTATCCAGACACGGAATCACAAAGAGTTCTTGGGGCGCTAAAAAGTGAGCTTAAATCTCTTGAAGACTTAAAAAAACAGCAAACATTTCTAGATGCCGCCCAACAAAAAAGATTAGAAACATTAAAGGAAACTATTCCTACTATACAAGCTATAACTAGAGAGGAAACAAAACTCGCAAGCACCTTAAATTCCTTAAATGTAAAGTACACAAGAGGTTTATTAGGAGCTACTAACCTACAAAAAGAACAACTCGGTTTAGAAAAAGATATTTCTAATAAAAAGTCTCAAATAGTGTCCGACCAAAATAAAATAAAAAACTTGATAAGGGCAGTACTTAATGATTCTGGTAAACTTTTAGAGTACCAAGCAGCAGATGAAGCAGGAAAGAAACAAATACTAGATTCTGAGCTAGCAATAGATACTACTAGAAAAAATCAACTTGGTACTTTAGAACAGTCCATTGCATTAAAAACAGTAGAGTTAGATATTATACAAAGACAATCAGTGGCTATGAAAGAACTAGCAGATAATGCTTTTCAGGCTTTTGAAAGTAACCTTCAGTCGGGAATAGCTGCCCTTATAAAGGGTACAGAGAAAAGTTTCAAGGATTTTGCCCTTAATATAACTAAAGGGGTTCTTACTAACGTAGCGGATACTTTAGCAAAACAAATGACTACTAGTATTATTAATCTTATTAAACCAAGAGGAAAAACTGTAGATGAAAAAATCAAAGAAGTTTTTGAGAATGTAACTTTGCCCCAAAGAATGTTCGACAGTATAGTAGCTGCAGGTAATCATATTGCAGAAGTATTTGGTGTTAAAACCACTACAGCTTCTTCTTCAGCTACGGATATAACGGCACCGCCTGCTGCAGGCACTACACCTAATCTGACTTCAGCTGTATCGCCTTCCGCAGATAAAAAAGGTTTCTGGGAAAAAATATTGGGTAGAAAGAAAACTACCACTGTTAGTACTGAGGAACTTAAGGGTAAAGCAGCAGGGACAGTAACTGTAGGAGCTTCTGGCAGCGGTCGTTCTGGAGGAATATTTAGCCAGTTTATTAACGATTTCGGAGCTGTATTCGATAAGAACTCTGAAGGAGGTTTTTTGGAGAAAATGGGAAATCTTTTTGGAAGTTTCGGAGAAGGCTTAATGGGACTTTTTAAAGGTCTTCCAGATTTACTAGGTGGACTATTTGGAGGCGGAGGCGGAGGCTTAGGCGGTCTATTTGCAGGCATCTTCGGGGCCGCTGCTGGGGGTATTATGCCTGGAGGAGTTACTGGATATGCTAACGGGGGTATCGTAAAACGGCCCACTGTCGGACTTGTAGGTGAAGGGAAAATGAACGAAGCAGTAGTACCTCTTCCAGATGGCAAAGCTATTCCAGTGAATATGGGCTCCGGTATGGGACAAAATAACAATGTTACTGTGAACGTGTCTATGGACGGGCAAGGCAACTCACAATCACAGTCTAATAGTGATGGGCAAATGGGGGCCAATATGGGTAAACTTATTGCTGGTGCCGTACAAGAAGAGCTACAACGCCAGAAGCGGCCAGGCGGGATTCTTAGCCCTTATGGAGCAGCATAATGACAATTGGTATTAATGTAGGCGGAGCTTCTGGCTTTGTAACTCCAGACAGAAATTTCTCGAAGAAAACAAAACCAAGAGTACTAAAAGTTTCTTTTGGGGATGGATATGAACAAAGATTAAAAGAGGGTATCAACACTCTTATGCAAAATTTTAACGTATCTTTTAATAATCGCCCTACACAAGAAATAGATGATATTGTAGACTTTCTAGACTCTAAAGGAGGTACTACTTCCTTTGATTTCACTATTCCTGACCCAGACGGTGTTGGAGATGAAACAACCGTGAAAGTAGTCTGCGAAGATTATAATCAAGTATACTATAATTTAAATATTGGTTCCTGTACCGCAACACTTAGAAGAGTATATGAAGCATGAGCGACATCATAAAAACAGTACAGCTACAAGATCCTGGTTCGGAACTAGTAGTATTGTATGACCTAGAATATTCTTCGGGTAGTTTTGCACACTTCTTCGCGGGTTTAGACGATGACTTAACAGAGCTACAATTTCGAGATTCTGCAGGAGCCGTTCAAACTTATGAAGCTCTGCCACTTGAAGCAGACGGATTCGATATCTCTAGCGACGGAGCTTATTCTCGTCCCGAGATAACAGTAGCAAATATTGAGAGCGTATTTAAAGATGCTATCGGAGGCTTAGACTTTCAAGACCTTATAGGAAAAAGACTTACTAGAAGAACTACTCTTAAAAAATACTTAGTGGGAGAGTCTAACGATTCCGGTGCAGGTAATCCTCCCGTAGAATTCCCAAAAATAGTATATGTTATTGATAGGTTAAAGTCTAAAACTATTATATCAGCAACTTTTGAACTGGCGGCACCTTTTGATTTAGCAGGAATTATGTTACCTAGAAGAATCGTAGTAGGAGGAGCTTGCCCTTGGAAGTATAAAGGGGTGAATAATTCTTCTCCTCGCGGAGGCTGCACTTGGAAGTCCGAAACTTTGGGTGAAGGTACTACTGCAGGGGGAGATGCTATATATATGAATGAATATGATGAGTATATAGTTCCAATAACAATATCTTTCTCTACTGTAGGATCTAGTGTTACAAAAGGTGCTTATTATAGTACTTCTACTAACATAGATAGAGTTAATCAAGATGGAAGTACTACCTCTGTTGCAGCAACTAATTATTGGCAGGCAGTAAGAGACCAAGCTTCCAACCCTACTCAGCCTTCTGATTCTGATAAATTTTACTGGAGAAGAGTTAGGGTATACACTACCGAAGTATCTTTCGGAACTACTAATCCAGCGTATACCTACAGGCAAGTGGGGCATAACACTTATATACTATCGACTGCTGGCGCTCTATGGAGAGCAAAAAGATACGCAACAGCAAATACTACTATCTCACCGAATGCGTTTAGTTTTATAGAAGGAGCTTACTGGACTTCTGGAGATATTTGTGGTAAGAAAGTAACTTCCTGCTCTTTAAGGTTTCAATCAAAGATACACTCAACTATTACTGGCGGAGTAGCTGTAGATAAGACTAAACAATATTTACCCTTTGGAGGATTCCCGGGTGCTAAACAAAGATAAAGAAATATTAGAGCATCTAATTAGTGTTTATCCAGAAGAAGGTTGTGGGATACTAATAAATAAACGAGGCAAAATAGTATGGATGTCGTGTGAAAACACTGCAGTAAAGCCAGAAGAAGACTTTGTAATATCCGCAAAAGATTATATAAGAGCAAGTTTACTCGGTGATATACATGCAATAGTACATAGCCATCCGAATGTAAGCTGTGAGCCTAGCGAAAGCGATATAAAGACGAGTGACTTTTTAGGTATACCATATATTATTTACTCTTTACCTAGCATGGAAAAATATGAGTATACACCAAAAAATGTAAGAAATAAATTACTTGGTAGAGATTATGAGTTTGGACAGAGCGATTGCTATTCTCTAGTAAGAGATTATTATAAACAAGAATTAGATTTAACACTACCAACAATACTATTTGAAGATGATTGGTGGGATAAAGGATTAAACTACTTTGATGACTTATTCCAGAACTTTGGATTTGTAGAAGTAGAAAAACCGCAGGAGCACGATGGAATTATTTTTAGCGTGTTTTGTAATGTCCCAAATCATTGCGGGGTTTATTTAGGGGAAGATTTATTTCTTCACCATGCAGTAAATAGGCTTTCATGTAGAGAATCCATACACTCCGGTTGGGGTCAGCATATAGTGAGATACGTAAGATGCAAACAGTTTATTTAAATGGGGGTCTATCTCAGTTCGGAGAAAAATGGACAACGGAGTGTAAGGATATAGCAAGTATCTTTAAACTCATAGAGTGCCAAACTCCTGGGTTTAGAAAATACTTAACTGATGCAGTAGAAGCTGACGTAGGTTTTGAGATACAAAGAGGTTCTGAATTTTTAGAAAATCCAGAAGAGCTTCTTCTTTCTTTAAACGAGGAAGATATTATTATCACAGAAGTGCCTTCAGGTTCTAAAAGTGGTGGGGCAAAAATATTGGCTGCTATAGCTATAATGATTGTAGCTCCTCACATCGCCTACGCCGTTGGCACAAGTGGTGGTGGTTCCGCTGCAACAGCAGCAGCAGCTTCAGGTACAGGTTTTGCTAATGCAGCAGCCTATTCTGCTGTTATGAAAACAGCCACGGCTATAGCAGTAAATTTAGCTATTCAAGGTGTCACACAACTTCTCGCTCCAGGGCCTGAAACTGAGCCCGATAAAAACGATAGCTATCTGTTTAGTGGTCCTAGCAATAATGGTAGGCAGGGAGTACCCGTACCCATTCTATATGGAGAATTGATAGTAGGTGGAATGCCTATTAGTTCTTTTTACTCTAATTCTCCTTTTAGATCTTCTTTTAGAAACTTCGAGGCACTAGGAGGAACCGCGGGTACAGAAGGGCAAGTATATACAGATGTCAATGGAAACAACCTAGTTTGGCTTGATGCAGTAAAAGATTTCATAAACCTGAGCGATATAGACGCTATTTATAGTTAAAGGGAAAAAAAGATGATAAATGGAAATATCGGAGGTGGGCCTAACGGCGCCAACGGCTCTGCTGCAGGAACCAGAAGAGATACCGAGAATCAATACGGGTCTATAACGGATCTAATTGCTGAAGGAGAGATAGAAGGTTTAGTGGCCGGTTTATCCTCCGTATATTTTAATGGAGTATCTTTAGTAGATACTCAAACCTTTCAAAATATACAGTCTAGAGCGGGTAAACTGTCAGTTTCCGGCACTGCGGTAACTAACGCTGCAGGGTTGTTTTCTAACGTAAATTTATCAAACGGAGTTAGGTATATTCAAATAAAGGGGGCCGGACGCTCTACTACCCTCTCTGCCTCTGCCGAAAAGGGGCAGCAAGAAATATCTGTAGCTACTAATAACTTTTTTCAGGAAAAACATACTAAAGATTTTCAAAATTTAAGCCCTGCAAATATAAATGATAATGTAAAATACACTATTAGGATACCTGGAGCAGGTCCCGACGGTGAAGAGTATAGAGGTGTTATTACTTCTTTTTTCGGCACCAACGAAGAAAAAGCCTCTATCTACCCTTCAATAGAAACAACTGTTAATTCAGGAACAGCCGTTTCTATAGATGAAGTCTCTAGACTCTCCTCTATAACAGATGAAAATTCCGCGACTCTTGACTCGGATGTGGAGACAGATGTTACTAACGCTACCGCAATACTTTCCTATTCAATAGTTTCTACGACTACAGGAACAGGTAACTTAACTTATAAAAATTCTTTTGCTCATTTAAAGCGGGGTAGTTTAAATCAACTCCCCTATAATGAGTTATACGGAATTCCTTCAGCTTCTTATATTCTGGGATCTAATCAAGATTTAACCTGGTACGGTAACGGGGTAGGAGGCACAGCTTCTGCTACTATAGTACAGTCTTCAGCATTTTCCTTCGGACAAAACTCTAAAGAAGAGATTGACGAACTAAAAGTTCAAATTGAGTTTCCTGCTGGCCTACAATTAATTGGCGGCACTGGAGAGTCTAGGTACGCTCATGCAGAATTCCAAATTATTTTACAGTACAAAACTTCTCCTAATCAAGCTAGTTTTACTAAACGACTTGTGTGGGGTAATGATTATGGTGGCTCTGAGTTTATAGATTCTTTAAAGTCTGGGCAACTACATTTCTGGAATGTAGGCGATGGTGAAACCTCCAACAGCTACGATAAATTCGATCAGTATAAAGATTTCTACATGCGAAGTAAGGATGCTAGATACCGAGCAAGCACTCCTTCAGGAGAGAGCGGTAGAGCACTCATACAGAAGAAGGGTCAAAATACTGCATTTGTATCTGAATTTTCTATAAGTCTAAAAGATTTACAACCTTTACATGATTGGCAGATAGAAGTAAGAAGAATTAGCCCAGACAATGTAAGAGATTATACTTACGCTAATAATAGTTTTATCTCCTCTGCTAGACTAAAACTAGTAGAGGCTATTATTGAAGAAAAATTTTCATTTCCGAGAAGTGCTTATGCAGTTGTAGGTTTTGCAGCAGAGGATTTCGCGCAGCCTCCTAGCCGAGCATACCATTTACGCGGAAAGAAAATAAGAATTCCGAATAACTATTTTACTAGGGAAGAGCTCGGCACATATCAAGCAGAATATACTAGAAACACTAGTACCGGGGTATTAGAATCTGCCTATCAACCTTGGACAGGAGGGTTCCGTCAAGAATTAGTTTATACTAATAATCCTGCTTGGGTATTTTATGATATTCTTACCAATAAAGAATATGGTCTTGGAGACTTTATTCAAGATAGTGATATAGATATTTACTCTTTGTATCAAATTGCTAGATATTGTGACGAAGTAGTTCCTGACGGGAAAGGAGGACTAGAACCTCGATTTGCTTGTAATGTATATTTAAATTCTCAAGAAGAAAGCTACAAAGTATTAAAAGACCTTGCGAGTACTTTTAGATCTATGATGTTTTGGATTGACGGAAAAATAACCGCTATTCAAGATAAACCGAAAGAACCTGTGTATACTTTTACTCAAGGTAACGTAGAAGATGGATTGTTTAACTATTCCTACACGGGACAAAGAGCAAGAACTAATCAGGTTAATGCAACTTGGACAGACCCTGATCAATTTTATGCTCAAACAACAATTACTGTAGATGACACTGCCAACATGATTTCTCAGGGTAGGATTGTGTCCAAAGACGTAGTAGCTTTTGGTTGTACTTCAGAAGGGCAGGCAAGAAGACTTGCTGCATGGCACTTAGCAACAGATACTACAGAAACAGAAATTGTTAGTTTTACAACGTCTATGAATGCTTCATTTTTACGCCCAGGGGACGTTATAAATATACAGGATAGGCAGTCCGTAGACTTTGAAGCTAGTGGTAGATTATCCACGGGGTCTACTACTACTTCTATAGTATTGGATAGAACCGTCGATTTTCCTGGGTCTGGTACTCTAGGGACGGGGTGTAATTTATACTTAATTTTTACAGAACCATCATTTTTCCTTCAGCAAGAAACTGCAACTATAAATAGTCAGACATACTCTAGAGGGGCCGTTCTTCTCGAAGATAAGGATGCGAACCCATTAATATCTGAAGAACAAGGAATAAACTTACTCGATGATTCCGGAGATGTAGTATTAGTACAGTATAATAAAAATTCAAGGGTAGAAGTAAAAGCAATCACTAATTCTACTACTTCTGCTTCTACGATTTCTGTTTCAGGAGCCTTTTCAACTGCTCCCGCCCAAGACACTATTTGGGCTATTAGCAGAGAAGACGATGTCAACTCTCCGGAAATTAGAGAATTTAGAATAGCTGGTATCACGGAAGAAGACGGATTCAAGTATTCTATTGCCGCTACTCAGTATACTAGAGAGAAATTCGATGAGATAGATATAGACTCTCCTGTTTATACGACTACTTATGTATCCGAAGCAGGAAGAAATTCCCCTCCTCCTGCTGTAGCCAGTATTTCTATAGAGTTAGTAACTGATGGTTCTTCTTCAGAGGAAGCTTCGGGTACTGCTACGAAAGCCAGAATTAGTTGGACCCCCGCCGTAGAATCTTATACAGACTCAAATGGGTTAGTAAGTACTAGACCTTACAGATTCTTAAAAGGATATGAGGTAGTACATAATTTAACTACTACTAATAATTCTATATATGCGGACGATACAGCTAGGGTATTTGTTCCTGCATCGAGTAACGTACTAGAAATTGATAACGTTTCTGCGGGAACTTATACAGTAGGTATTATAACGAAAAGTGACTCGGAACCCTCTACTAATTCTGTCACTACTTCAGTTACTAGAACTATATTTACAGCTCCCCCTCAAGTAAGTAAGCTTAGCAGGCTATCAAAAGGTGGATTTATTACATCCCCGATTTCCTTCAACTCCTCTACTGCATTAGTGGTGTTGGAAAATGCTATTTATAGCTATTCTCCTCCTTCAGGTATCGACTACTTTTCTACTGCTGGTAGTCCTTTATTTAATCAACAGAGTTTTATTTCTTTAGCAGATGGGGGAGTTGCGTATTTATTATATGATGCTTCTTCCGCTGAAAGTGGTGGAGATCCTTGGAAAGCAATTCAACTACATATTGATAATATAGCCGAAGACCCTAGCTCCAACATTACTAGAACTACTTATGTAAAAGAATTGGGTGCTTCTAATAATGGGCTTACTGCTATCTCTGGTACAGTTGAAACATTCTTTGGCTCTGATACTATCACTGGCTCAGGAACTTCGTTCACAACGGATTTCTCTGTAGGTGATTTTATTAAAGTTTCTTCCGGATCTGCTGCTGGTACAGAAGTAGCCTCTTCTGAATATAGAGAAATTGTAGAAATTTTCAGCAACACCGCCATGACAGTAAAGTTTCCTTTTCTACGTACCCAAAGCGGGGTTTATGGTTTTAAACAAACTTTTGTGCCAGATATATCAAAAGACGTTATTCTCGCGGAAATAAGTAGGTCGGGTAGTGTTTACTCAGCGGATATCTATGTACAAACTAAAGGTGATGATGGTTATGTAGTAAACTTTACAAATGAAGCTGTAAGTCTTGCTGCTGGAATAGATGAAACGGTTAGTCCTATTGAGTTTCCTGTTGATGGTTACACTAATACTGGAACTGTTGTTAAAGTTAGTAAAGGCTCCACCCTTCTTTCCGCTACTTCAGGAATTCCAGGTCCAGGAGAATTTAATGTAACTGTCAATGCTGTAACTAATATTGTAGCTGGTGCTATAACACATTCTGGGACTACTGCTACTGTAGCCGAAGCTAGCACCATGTCAGATACTCAAGACGAAGCTTCTATTGAGTTTTTAATTAGTGTAGAAGGCTTAGTAACTTTCACAAAACAACAGACATTTACAAAAGCTATTCGTGGGAAACGAGGTGCTGGTCGTTGGAATGTTCCAGTATCTACTTTACCTTCTACTTCTTCTTTAGCTGAAGCGGCTTGGCAAGCCTGGGCAAATAGTCCAGGAGCCGCAGTTTATAAAGATCAAGCTTGGTTTTTCCTAGGTACAGAAGCTTCTCCTACAGCACAAGCAGTATGGGTTTATGTAGGCTCTGGAACCTGGACCCAGCAAAATGAAATAGTAGATGGCTCTTTATTAATCGCTGAAACCATAAGTACAGACAAGATAGCGGCAAATCAGATTACTGCAGATCTAATCGCTGCAAACCAGATCAATTCTGACTTAATTGCCTCAAATACTGTTATAGCAAGACACGTTTCAGCAGCTAGTGTAGTTTCAGCACTCTTAGATGTTCAATTAATTCTAGCAGATCAAATTGCTGCAAATGCAATTACTACGGACAAGTTAGCTGCTAATTCAATTACTGCAGATCAAATTGCTGCAAACCAGATTACTGCAGACCTAATTGCTGCTAATTCAATTACTGCAGCTCAAATTACTGCAAATAGTATTACTTCTGCGGCAATCGCTGCAAATAGTATTACTTCATCAATGGTTAGTTCTAATTCTATTGTTTCCAATATTTTAGACTCTAATACTATTACAGCGGTTGACATTACTGTTACTGAATTGTCCGCTTTTACAGCGAATTTAGGTAATATAACAGCTGGAACAATGAAAAATACGGGAGCAAATGCAATTCCTGACGCTAATTCCGCGCCTTCAGGCAGTGAAGCGGGGGCGCATATTGACTTAGATAACGGTCGTTTTGTTTTTGGTAACTCTTCCCAACACATACTGTGGGATGGTGCAGATCTTGTTCTTTCGGGGGTAACTATTGATGAAGACTCTATTGTTAATGCCGCTTCAGGAATACCCTTTATTCAAGACTCAGGAACCCAAGAAGGAGCAAATGTTCCAACTTTAAATTTCGGAACAAATCTTAGTTTATCTGTTACGGGAACAAGCCCCGATTTTGTAGCTACAATAGACGGACTTTCAGACTCTAGTATTAGAGGACTTTTTTCCGGAGGATCAGGAATTACTTATACAAGCGGTACGGGTACTATGGCTCTTACTGAGAGTACTGTAACCGTTAATTCAAAAGCTTTAGCCCTTGGGGGTTCTATAACTCTTGTAACTGATGATATAGGAGAAGATGGCTCTCCTGTGAATCTTTGGTTCACAAATGCTCGTGCACAGGCAGCAATCGGAGCAGGTAATGGATTAACTAAGTCGGTAGGAACTCTTAATGTAGGAGCCGGTACCGGTATTTCTGTAGCGGCTAATACTGTAGGTCTTGCCACTGCAGGAGTAGGGGCAGGTACTTATGGTAATACAGACAACGCAACTAAGATTGATACTATTACTGTTGATGCCTATGGTAGAGTTACCGCTGTAGCTACTGGAGGAACTGGAGACATTGACGGCGTTACAGCCGGTGCAGGTTTAACTGGTGGAGGTACGTCAGGTACTCCAACCCTTAATGTAGGAGCCGGTACAGGTATTTCTGTAGCTGCCGATACTGTAGGTCTTGCTGCTGCAGGAGTAGGAGCAGGTACTTATGGCTCTACAGCCAACGCGACTAAAATTGATACTATTACTGTTGATGCTTATGGTAGAGTTACCGCTGTAGTTACTGGAGCAACTGGAGATATTGACGGCGTTACAGCCGGTACAGGTTTGACAGGCGGAGGTACGTCAGGTACTCCAACCCTTAATGTAGGAGCCGGTACAGGTATTTCTGTAGCGGCTAATACTGTAGGTCTTGCTGCTGCAGGAGTAGGAGCAGGTACTTATGGTTCTACAACCGACTCAACTAAGATTGATACCATTACTGTTGATGCTTATGGTAGAGTTACCGCTGTAGCTACTGGATCAACTGGAGATATCAATGGCGTTACAGCCGGTACAGGTTTAACAGGTGGAGGAACGTCTGGAACTCCAACACTTAATGTTATAGGTGGTTCTGGTATTACAGCAAATGCTGATAATATTACGGTAGACTCCACTGTGGTAAGAACTTCTGGAACCCAAACTATTGGTGGAGCCAAAACTTTTAGTAATAACATTGTAATCCAAGGTGACCTTACTATATCAGGTACCACTACTACAATTAATACCGAAACAGTAAATATCGCAGATAATATTATACTTCTTAATAGTAATTTTACTGGAAGCAGCCCTACAGAAAGTGCCGGTATAGAAGTTGAGAGAGGAACTCAATCTAATGTACTATTCCAGTATAAGGAAAGTGGAGTAGGTATTACTGGAGATTTGGCTGCTGGTTGGTCAGTTGGAACTTCCAGACTAGAGGCTACAGGGTTTTATGGAACTTTCTACGGCGATGGTTCGAATATGACGGGTGTGGATGCCGATAGTTTAAGTGGACTTTCTACCGCTGACTTAGTAGAAGATCCTAGCGCAACCGTAACTTCTAAAACTATGTATTATACTGATGCTCGTGCACAGGCAGCTATTACGGCAGGTAATGGATTAACTAAGTCGGTAGGAACTCTTAATGTAGGAGCCGGTACAGGTATTTCTGTAGCTGCCGATACTGTAGGTCTT